CGCGTCGGCCAGGCGCTCAAGGTGACGGTCGGCGTCCAGGGCTGGCGGCAGGAAGATGGGAAGCTATGGGCAACCAATGATTTGGTATGGGTCGAGGCACCCTGGCTGTCGCTGTCGCACGAGCTGATCATCGGCGAGGTCCAATTCAACTACGACGACGGCGGCGAATTCACTGAGCTGGGCTTGACTCTGCCCGATGCATTCCTGCCTGACCCCTCGAAACGGAAGGGGAAAAAGGACCCAGCCAAGGGGAAAAAGGGCGGCGGCAAGGGCGGCAAAGGCAAAAAGAAAGGCGGCGGTGGTGACCCCTATGCAGGATGGCAGCCAACATCATGAGCGATCATCGACGGATCATGAACATGGTTTCGCGCGGCGTTATTGCCGCGACGGATGACGAAACCGGATTGCAGCTCGATCAAGTCTCGCTGCTTTTCGAGGAGGATAAGATTGCGGTCGAGCGGTTCCAGAATTACGGGTTTTCATCTTCGCCGCCCGCCGACAGCGAGGCTCTGGTCGTCTTTATCGGAGGGGGGCGCGACCATGGCGTCATTGTGGCGACCGATGATCGGCAGTCCCGCTTTACTGGCCTCGCGCCGGGCGAAGTCGTGATCTACAATGGCAATACTGGCGACAGCCTGATTTTAAAGAATGACGGCTCGGCCGAACTCCGCACCGACAAGGTTGTCATCAAATGCGATGAAATCGAAATCGAGGCGCCCGAGATTGCCATCAAGGGCGACATCGAGCTGGACGGGGACCTCACCGCCACCGGCAGCATAAACGCCCCTCAGGGCAGCGTGGGAGGCGGCACGCGCGATGAGTGACATTGCGACCACTTGGGATGCCTCCCGCCTTACCGGCGATTGGGTGCTCGCCGGGGGTGACCTGGTGGCAGGGGATGACCTCGAAACCAGCGTGATCCTGAGCCTATTCACCGACCGGCTGGCGACCCCCGATGACCCCCTGCCTGACCCCTCGGACGGCGATCGCCGTGGCTGGTGGGCTGATGACGGCGCGGAGGCAGGGCCGCTCGGGTCGAGGCTGTGGCTGATCAGTCGCGAGAAGGAAACGAACCAGGTCAGGTTGCGCGCCGAGGATTACTGCCGCGAGGCGCTGGCCTGGATGCTGGAGGATGGGGTCGCAGACGAGATCACCATCCTCGCGGAATGGCCGCGCGCGGCACCAGGCAGGCTCGATGTGGGGGTCGTCATCATCCGCGAGGGGGCTGAGCTGCTAAACCGCCGCTATTCCTGGGTCTGGAGCGAGTCGAGCCGTGCCTTTCGAGCGCCCGCTACTTGAGGATTTGCGCCGCAGGATCGGCGCGGACCTCGAAGCCAAGTTGAGGGGAGCCGACACCAGGCTCCGCGTCAACAATCTACGCGCATTTTCGGAGGTCGAGGCCGGATCCGCGCACTTGCTTTACGGCCGGCTGGAATGGTCATTTCGCCAGTTGTTCCCAGACAGCGCCGAGCAGGAATTTCTGGACCGCTGGGCTTCCATTTGGGGGGTCCCTCGCATCCCGGCTGCGATCGCCAATGGGCCGGCGACCTGGCCGGCTGATGCCGGGGCCTCGATCCGCGACAACGCCCAGGTGCGCCGCACTGACGGGGTTGAATACACCATCCCCCTCGGGGCCTCAGAGGCAGGGGGGGAAATCACCGTCACCCTGTACGCGAGCGAGGCTGGTGCTGCTGGCAACTCCGAGCCTGGAGTGCAGCTCCAGCTTTTGACGACATTCGCGGGGGTCGCGGTCACTGGTGAGGTCGCAGAGCCTGGCCTGGCTGGAGGAGCTGACGAGCAGGTTGACCCTGCCCTGCTGCGCGCGGTCCTGGCACGCATCCGCCAGCCGCCCCATGGGGGTGCTGCGTTCGATTACGTCAGATGGGCGCTGGAGGTCCCAGGGGTCACCAGGGCCTGGTGCTACCCGCTGCAGGGCGGCGCGGGCTCGGTGACCGTGCGCTTCATGATGGATGATGTTCGCGGCCCCTCGGGCATTCCGATCCCTGCCGACGTGGAGCTGGTGGCAGCGCACATCGAGCCGGTGCGGCCAGTCACGGCGCGGGTCCTGGTGTTCGCCCCGGTCGAGGTCCCCACAGACGTGGCGATTGCTGACCTGGAGCCTGACACGCCCGAAATCCGCCGCCTGATCTATGAGGGGCTTTATCACATGCTGCTGGAGGAGGCCGAGCCTGGCGGCTCGATCTACCGCGACCAATGGTCAGCCGCTATCTCATTCACCCCAGGCGTGCGCCGCTTTGTGCTGGTCAGCCCAACAGACCGCATCGACGTGCAGCTCGGTGAGATTGTCGGCCTGGGGGAGGTCACCTATCAATGAATGATCAATTTTGCCAATTCGCGCCGCAACCCCATAGTTTGAATTTCTATGGGCCAACACCCGAGCAGCGATTGGTGCTGTCAATCTCATTTGACGGAGAGCAACCCAAAATTACCGTGCCGGAAGGCGTCGAGGTCTCTGCGGCCGCTCAAGCAGTCTTCGATGCCTTGTTGCCGATGCTGAGGCAACTTCATGCGCGTTGAACTTTCCCGCGAGGCGCAGCCTGAGAACGAGCCCCAGCCGGTCTACGGTCTGACTGCCGACGACTACGCCCAGGTGCTCGCTGACCTGCTGCCTCGGGGCTGGGCCTGGCCGCGCGAGCCGCGCACGGTGTTGATGCGGACTTTCGCCGGCCTCGCGGTCGAGTTTGCCAGGGTCACCCATCGGGATTGTGACCTGCTGACCGAGTCCTATCCAGGGACGGCACTCGAAACCCTGGCCGATTGGGAGCGCATCTGCGGCCTGCCTGACCCCTGCATCCGCCCGCCCTTGACGGGACTTCAGGAACGGCGCGCGGCGGTCCTGTTCAAGCTGGCATCGAGGGGCGGGCAGAGCAAAGCCTACTATATCGCCGTCGCAGCCGCGCTTGGGTTCGATATCACGATCACCGAATTTTTTGCCTTCCGCGCTGGCGCTAATCGAGCTGGCCAGCGGGTCAATGGGCAGGATTGGCTTTACACATGGCGGATTACCGCGATCAACAATCGCGTCTGGTCATTCCGCGCTGGCCGCAGCACAGCCGGGGAACGGCTGAGGCGCTGGGGGAACCGGATGCTTGAATGCGTGATCGAGCCGCTTAAACCAGCTCACACCATCCTGCAATTTGCCTACGTCGGCTCAATCTGGGATGAGGGTTATTCCGAGTGGGACGGCGGCAGCTCGCTCTGGGACATGCCCTAATGGTTAGTCAGATTGATCCGTCATTGCCGATTACAGGCAGGCCGCAGACCGACAGTGTACGCCGCAACTTCTCTCATGCGCGGGACGAGATCAGCGCAATACAGGCTGGCGGTCCATTCCGCAATGTGGCGACGGACATGCTCAGCATTGTCCCGCCGCTCGACGCATTGACCACTGGTTACGGCTTGTGGGGCGATGTGCAGTTTCTGCACATTGGCGTGACGCAAGGCCGCAACCCGATAGTGATGCTGGCTGCGAACGAAGACGGTAACAGCATTTGGGTGCAAGGCGTTCTCGGTTGCGAGGCGGCTATCCCTTCGCTTGCCTTTATTACCACCAGGTTTGGTGATCCCTATGTCGGCCTGTGGAATGACGGGAGCGGCCTGCAAATCGGCACTACGACCGAGTGGGGGTTGCCAGACCGCGCGGTGATTTCGATAACCAAGGACGGCGCGAGCTTCCTGCTCCCGGTCCAGCTCCCTGCTGATCCGATCGCCGATCTGGAAGCCGCGACCAAGCAATACGTTGACGCCGCAATCGACGCCTTGCGCGCCGAGCTGCTGCCCAGATGAGGGGGACAGATGGACGCAACTGCTGAAATCACCATGACGATGACTGCCGCAGAATGGAATCAGGTGCTCAGCATCCTGGGCGAGGGGGGGCCCTGGCGGATCGTCGACCCGCTAATCCGCAAGCTTGCCCAACAGGGGCAGGCACAAGCCATGGCCAATGGCAGCGGCATGCCCGCGCTCGACGGGGAGACTTCGCGTGTTCAGAATTGACAGTCCGAGCGCGGTCCCCTCGATCCCGATAACCCCGCCGCCGTTTGCCCCTGGCTTTTTCACTGACGGCAACCCGGCCTCTGGGGCTGAGGCGACGATTGTCGATGCTTGGTGGTTGAACATGGTACAGGAGGAAATCCTGACCGTGATCACCAGCATCGGGATGGCACCGGACAAGGCGGACAGCAGCCAGCTCTACCAGGCGATCCAGAGGATTGCCGAGGCTGCAAACCCCGACCTCGCGGGCTTTCTGCCATTGTCTGGCGGGGTGCTCTATCGTCCTGGCGGCGGCGATTTGCTGACCATTAGAGTCGATCAGCAGGCTACGCCGGCATTGCACGCGCGGCTCATCAGCACCGTTATCGGGGTGCGTACCTGGGCATTGGGCACAGATGCGACCGGGGCCTTTTCGATCACCGATATAAGCGGGGATGTCGTCCGCATGATCCTGGGCACTGGCGGCGTGATGACATACAACGGCAATGCGAATATCAGCGGCAATCTGACTGCCAATGCTTCTCAAATAACGACCGAAGCGCGCGCAGGGCAAATGACTACCACCGAGTTGAACGTCGGCGGGCAGGGGATTCAATACCCTGCTTTGGGACCTGCTCATAAAATCGGCTGGGCTTTTGACGGGGTGAATCTCAGCCCCCGCATCGACGGGATATGGTCTGGCGGGTTTAGTATTTCCGGCTCAATTGGTTGCGGAAGTATTTCCGTTGCTGGGCGGGCCCAAATGAACGGCGGCTTTGATGCCGGCAACAGCACTGTCAATGGCGACCTGGGAGTCAATTTTGCACTTTCGGTCGCTGGAGTCATATCCTCCGGATCTACCGTCCAAGGCGCCCTGCTTTATTCGTCAGGTGAGATCACTTGTCCAGGCACTGTCAGAGCTGGTGCCCTAAGCATCAGCGGCTATGGCGAGGTCGGAACTTTCGGCGTTCACGGCACCGCGAATGTCGTCGGCACCCTAACTGCTGGCTGGGTCAACAGCTCAGGCGACTTTGCCATTACCCAAAACGGGGCATTCTCGTCCAATGGCAATCAGATTGATATCTGCCAGACTGGCACTCGCGCGAACGTCGGGCAGATCAGCCTTAAAGGCAATTTCGTGCAAAGCCTCGGCACGCATGATGTTTACGGCGACCTTCGCGTCCAAGGCACAATCGTCAATCCGTGGCAACCGCTGCTTACCGGCGATGCAATCGAACCTTACGAGCGCGGGCTCGCAGAAATCCGCCAATTGATGCCAGTGATTTACGACCAGCGGCGGCGCCTCGTCGGTCTGGTGCTCGACGACTGCCGCGAGGTGATGCCGGAAATGGTTTCGCGCGTTACCGACCACGCGGGCGACACCACCGAGGGGCTTAATACCGGCGCGCTATCCTATGCGCTGGTGAATGCCGTCAAGGAATTGGCCGAGCGGGTCGAAGAGCTGGAAACGGCATGGCCGAAGCCAGTTCCAGCCTGACCCTTGCCCGCCCCTCGCCCGCCGTTTGACATCCTCCGCGCGGCCTTCTGGCTGCTCGCCGTGCTCGTGATTGTGACCATGGGCCTTATCGCGCTGGTAGTCACCGGTTGCGTCGTCGGCACTTTGACCGGGCGCTTCGCGGCGGGGACGTGCAACCAAATCGGCAT